TTTGTTAAGGATAAAAGAGAATAATCAATAAATATGAATGAAGATTTTTTACCAAAATTAGCCGACAATATTGAGCTTAAATCAACCGAGGAATTAATTCCTTATGCCAAAAATGCCAGAACTCACTCTGAAAATCAGGTTAATCAAATTGCAGTAAGTATTACTGAATTTGGCTTTACCAATCCAATTTTAGTTGATGGTGCCAAAGGTATTATTGCAGGTCACGGAAGATTAATGGCTGCTAAAAAACTTGGGCTTAATCAAGTACCAGTTGTTATTCTTGATCATTTAAGTGAAGCTCAAAAGCGCGCTTATATCATCGCTGACAACAAATTAGCAGAAAATGCTGGGTGGGATGAAGAGATTCTGGCAAATGAGCTTCATGATTTAAAAGAGGAAAATTTTGATCTAGACCTTATTGGCTTTGAAGATCAGGAGTTAGAAAAATTATTTGCCAACCTCTATGAATCAGACGAAAAAGAGGAAGAAGAAAATTTACCTGAAGTTGAAGAAAAGCCAATCTCAAAAGCTGGTGATATTTGGCTGTTAGGTGATCACAAATTAATTTGTGGTGATTCATGTAAGTTAGAAACTTACCAAGCCCTTCTTACCAATGAATTAGCTGATATGACCTTCACTGATCCGCCTTACAATGTGGATTATGGTAATACCATGAAGGATAATTTAATTGGTAAGAAAAATACAAAAACTGGCAAGGAATATAAAAACTCATCAGGACAAAGAACAATCTTAAATGATAATCTTGGCGATGATTTCCCTAAATTTCTTTTTGATTGCTGCTCAAATATTTTGGCACTTACAAAGGGAGCTTGTTATATTTGCATGAGCTCATCAGAGCTTCACACTTTACAAAAATCTTTTGTTGAAGCTGGTGGTAAATGGTCAACTTTTATCATCTGGGCTAAAAATCATTTCACTCTTGGAAGGTCTGATTATCAAAGGCAATATGAGCCAATACTTTATGGCTGGAGAGAGAAAAATGATCATTATTGGTGTGGCGACAGAAATCAATCTGATGTTTGGTATTTTAACAAGCCAAATAAGAGCGAGCTTCACCCAACAATGAAGCCAGTAGAATTGGTTAAAAAAGCCATTTTAAATTCATCTAAAACTGATGATATTATTCTTGATCCTTTTGGTGGCTCAGGATCAACTTTAATTGCAGCCGAGCAGTTAAAAAGAAGATGCAGAATGATTGAATTAGACCCAAAATATGTGGATGTTATAATTAAAAGATGGCAAAATTTAACCGGTAAAAAAGCAATAAATTCGATTAGTGAAAAAAGCTTTGATGAAATTTTAAATGACAATGAACAAGGATAAGGAATTAATAAATTTAGAAGCTAAAAAATTAGTGGAAGAACATGGAAATAAAGCGATTGAAATTGTTAATCGAAAAATTGAAGGCTTAAAAAATCAGTATTCCAGAGAAAGTGACTTTGCTTTTTTGCTCCTAACAGAAGTCGAAAAATTAATCGAAAAACAAAAATAAGATCATGAAACAACAATGGAACTCTCAATCAGAGCTTACGCAAAACACCGAGGAGTTACCGAAGGGGCTGTTAGAAAAGCAATAAAATCTGGCCGAATTAGCAAAAAAGATAATGGTAAAATTGATCCTAATTTAGCGGATAGCCAGTGGTCAAAAAATACTGATCCAATTTCTGCTCCTTCGAATCCTTTATCAGTTGGCCCTAGCTATCAGCAAAGTAGAGCTATTAAGGAAGCTTATAATGCTAAATTAACCAGACTGCAATTTGAAAAGGAATCTAAAAAATTAATCTCGGTAGATGAAGTAAAAATATCAGCCTTTAATGCTGCTAGAATGACAAGAGATCGAATGTTAAATATTCCTGATCGAGTTATTCCTGCTTTGGTTGGTAAAACTGATATTTTTGAGATGAAAGAAATTTTAAAAACAGAAATAGTTAAAGCTTTAGAAGAATTATCTAAAAATGATGTATGATGATCTATATTTTAAGAGCTTTAGAGCAGGATTAAAACCAGATCCAAATTTTAATATATCTGAGTGGGCAGATCATCATAGAATTTTAACCTCTATTTCATCAAGCGAGCCTGGCCCATGGAGAACTGATAGAACTCCTTATTTAAAAGAAATAATGGACTGCCTATCACCAAATAACCCTTGTGAAAAAGTAATTTTCATGAAGGGAGCACAAATTGGTGGTACGGAATGTGGCAATAATTGGATGGGATTTGTAATTCATCATGCGCCAGGGCCGATGTTAATTGTTAATCCAACCGTCGAGACTGCAAAGAGAACCTCAAAAATGAGGATTGATCCTGCAATTGAAAATTGCCCAGCTCTTAAGAATAAAGTTAATGATCCAAGATCAAGAGATTCTGGCAATACAATGTTAATGAAGGAATTTCCTGGTGGAGTTCTTATTTTAACTGGAGCTAATTCTGCAGTTGGGCTTCGTTCAATGCCAATTAGATATTTATTCCTAGATGAAATTGACGGATATCCTGATGATGCAGCATCTGAAGGTGATCCTGTAAATTTGGCAATTCAAAGGACGGCTACATTTTCTAACAGGAAAATCTTTATGATCTCAACCCCGACTATTAAAAATTATAGTCGTATTGAAACTGCTTTTTTGGAAGGAGATCAAAGATATTATTATGTGCCTTGTCCAAATTGTGGCGAGTTTCAAATATTAAAATGGCAAAATGTTAAATGGCCAAAAGACGACCCAGAAAACGCCTATTATGAATGCAAAAAATGCAAATCACATTGGCAAGATCATCAAAAGGCAGAAATTCTTAAAAATGGTAAATGGATAGCAACTGCGAGTAATAGCGATAAAAAGGTAGTATCTTTTCATTTATCTTCGCTTTACTCGCCTCATGGTTGGGTAAGTTGGGGCGATATAGCAAAAGAATTTGCTGAGGTTCATAAAGATCCACCAAGGCTTCAGGTTTGGACAAATACCAAATTAGCAGAAACTTGGGAAGATATGTCTGGTGAGGCTATTGATCCAACAGGACTTTTAAAAAGAAGAGAAAATTTTGGCAAATATTTGCCAAAAGATGTGGCTATAATTACTGCCGGCGTTGATGTTCAAGATAATAGATTAGAATTAGAAATTGTCGGCTGGGGAAAAGATGAAGAATCATGGTCACTTGATTATCAGGTGATTTATGGCGATCCATCAACTCCTGATTTATGGAGTGATTTAGATAAAATTTTAAATCATACATTTATCCATAGTAGGAATTTGGGAAATTTTCCAATTACTGCTGTAGCGGTTGATTCAGGTGGTCATTATACTGATCATGTCATCAATTACTGCGACGAGAGAAAACATAAGAGAATCTTTGCTATCAAGGGAAGTTCTAATGGCAATGGCGTTCCAATTTGGCCAGTAAGAGCAAGTCAAAATAAAAGACTTAAAAAACCAGTTTATGTAATTGGCGTAAATGATGCGAAGGAAACTTTAATGCAAAGGCTTCGAATTGAAAAGCCTGGTGCTGGTTATTGGCATTTTCCAATTGAGCGAGACCAAGAATGGTTTAATCAAATAACAAGTGAGGTTGTAAAAACCAAATATGTTAAAGGCAGACCCGTTAGATCATGGCAACCAAGAAAAGAAGGTCAAGCAACAGAAGGACTTGATTGCAGAGTTTATGCTTTTGCTGCACTTCGTGGTTTGGTTAGAAATTGGAAATTAGATTTGAACAAACTTGCCCAAAAATTAGCAGAAATCCCACTTCGAATTTCTGATGATCAAATTCAAAAATCAAAAACTTCAAGCCAACCAAGATCAAGGCGCATAAGAAGCAAAGGAATTAGCTAAAATGAAATCTTTAGAAGAACAATTAACTGAAATCCAACAGGCAATTTCTGATATAGTAACTGGAGCTCAAGAAGCTTGGTACAACGGTCAAAAAGTCAGAAAAGCCGATCTTACAATTTTAGAAAATAGAGAAAACACCTTGCTGCGCCGACTTAGAAGAAAAAGCACTGGCGGAATTAGAGTTAGAAATATTATCCCACATGAGTAGAATTCCAAAAATTGAAGCAACTTGGCTTGATAAAACTGTATCTTATTTTAGTCCACAAAGTGGTTTAAAAAGACTGGAAGCTAAAACTAGATTAGCTATTGCTGGTGGATATACAGGTGCAAGACGAGATCGCAAACAAACCAAAAGCTGGAACACTAGTGATGGATCTGCTGATAACGTTACTCTTCCAGATCTTCCTGTCCTTAGAGAAAGATCAAGAGATTTACTCAGAAATGCACCCTTAGCTTGCGGAGCAGTAAATACAGTGGTAACAAATGTTGTAGGAACGGGCTTAAAAGTTCAATCCCACATTGATCGAGAAATTCTAAAGCCATTTTTTAAAGGCGAAGAAGATTTTGACAAATTTGAAAGAGATGCTGAGAGAATTTTTAGAAACTGGGCAGAAAGCACTGATAGTGACGCAACTAGAAGTCAGACTTTTAGTGAAATCCAGAATCTAATTCTAAGATCAACATTAGAAAGCGGTGATATCTTTATTCTTAAAAGAAATATCACCAGAAAAAATAAATCAATTGATTTAGCCCTACAATTAGTAGAAGCAGATCGAATAAATAACCCGGATAACAAAACAGACAATAGCAAGTTATCTGCCGGAATAGAAATGGATGTAAATGGCGCTCCCGTAGCCTACCATATTTGCAATCAACATCCAGATGATTATGAAAACGATAAAACCAAGAAATACACCAAAATCCCGGCCTTTGATAAATATGGCAATAGACAAGTATTCCATATTTTTAACAGAACCAGACCAGGTTTAACCAGAGGAATACCATATTTAGCACCAGTAATTGAAAGTCTAAAACAATTAGACCGATATAGCGAGGCAGAAATTATGGCTGCTGTAATATCAGCTATGTTCACAGTATTTGTAAAAAGTGAAGATGAAGAAGGTCTGGCTCCGATTCCAGGACTCTCTGATGGAGGCCAAACAAAAGACGGTGATTACAAATTAGCGCCAGGCGCAATTCTTGATCTCAATAGCAATGAGGATATTCAAATTGCCGACCCAAAAAGACCAAACCAAGCATTTGATCCTTTTGTGCAAGCTGTGCTTCGTCAAATTGGCGTAGCCCTAGAGTTGCCTTTTGAGATATTAATTAAACATTTTACAGCAAGTTACTCAGCTGCTCAAGCTGCTCTGGTTGAAGCGTGGAAATTCTTTAATAGCAGACGTAAATGGCTCTCTATTCAATTATGCCAGCCAGTTTATGAAATGGTAATAACTGAGGCTATTGCTAAAGGACAATTAAAAGCACCGGGATTCTTCAATAATGAACTTCTTAGAAAGGCATACTTAGGAGCAGAATGGATAGGTCCACCAAGAGGTCAAATCGATCAGTTAAAAGAGGTAAAGGCAGCGGAACTCAGAATCAATGTTGGAATATCAACATTAGCTGAAGAAACTGCAATTTTAACTGGTGGCGATTGGGAGCGTAAATATCCACAAATTCTAAAAGAACAGAATCTAAAAAGAGAAGCTGGATTAATTCCTAATATCAATAAACAAGATGATTCAGAGCCATTAGCTAATAAAAAGAATAAATCATAGGGGTGGGTCAATTTTAGGCGCACATGGCGGGTCAAATTTGGACGCGAATCTCAACTATAGCTTGGTTAAATCGTACTTAAATTACAAATAAAATGAATGATATTTTAAAGATCGCAAAATACTGGGCTATTGAGCCTGATTTTCTAAAGACTGTTTCAAGAGAAGCTTTATCTACAAAATCAGAAAATACCCTAGATAATACAAGATCAGTAAAAGTTAGAGATGGCACGGCAATAATTCCAATTCATGGCCCAATAACTGCTAGGAATACATTTTTCAGTATGTTTGCTGGTGGTACATCACTTGAGACTTTAGCAAAAGATTTTCGTGAAGCTATCAATAACGAGGATATAAAAGCAATTCTCTTTGATATTGATTCCCCGGGTGGAGTTGCAGTTGGTCCATTTGAAATGGCCGAGATGATTTATAATGCCAGATCGCAAAAGCCAATTTATAGCTACATTGGCAGGAACGGATCATCCGCTGCTTATTGGTTGGCTTCGGCTACTGAAAAGATAATCGTTAATCCATCGGCTTTGGTTGGAAGTATTGGAGTTGTAACCACAATCCCAGTTCAAGAGCAACCAGATCAAGAAGGCTACAAAAACATCGAGATTGTTTCAAGCAACGCAGCTCTAAAAAGACCTGATCCAAGAACAAAGGAAGGTCTCGCCGAAATAAGGCGAGAGCTAGACGGCCTTGAATCAACCTTTATTAATTCAATCGCTAAATACCGATCTATTACATCAGAAATTGTCAAAAGCGATTTTGGTCAAGGCGGTGTAGTTATTGGAAGTCAGGCGGTTAATCAAAACATGGCTGATGCCCTGGGTACTTACGAGGAGGTTTTAGCAAATCTAAATAAGAAATTTTCTATTAATTCAAATAATCAAATTATGTCTAAAGACCAAAATAAAGAAATAAACGCAAATCAAATTCTAAAGAGCGAGATCAACGCAAATTATATCAATAAAGAATTTCCTGATGTTGCTAAAGCAATAGTCAATGAAGCAGCCGAAGCAATTAAAAAAGAAGCTTTTGAATCTGGTGCAAAAAATGAGCGAGATAGAATTTTAGCAATTGAAGCTGCTTCTTTACCGGGTCATGAAGATCTAATTGAGGAAGCCAAAAAAGATGGTTCAATTACAGCTGAGAAGTTAGCTTTAAAAATCATCAGTGCAGAAAAGCAAAAAGGCAGCTCTTATTTAGCAAACACCAAAAGTGCCGAAGAAGAAATGCCAAAGATCACACCAAATGTTGAGGTTCAAGCTAAGCAGAAAGAAAAAATAGATGCTAACCTTCCTTTGGAACAAAGAGCAAAAGCACTCTGGGATGAAAACACAGCCCTTCGAAATGAATTTGGTGATGATTTTGAAAGCTATCATGCCTTCGCTAAGGCTGAAGAGTCAAACCAAGTGCGAATATTATCCAAATAATTTAATAATCAAAAATACAATAAATCATGGTAAAATTAACAAAAGACGTAACTAGAACCTATGAATTAGGTGATATTAATGAATTTCCAGTTCTTGGAGGTGAGTTAATTTATCAAGGAGGCGCAATTGGTTTAGAAGTAGCAAGTGGATATGCTAGAGGATTACTCCCGACTGATAAATTCCTTGGATTTGCCGAAGATCATATTGATGCCGTAAATTCATCTGATGGTGAAAAAAATATCCGAGTCAAAAAGAAAGGAGCTGCCGTTCTTGAAATCACAGGAATTACTTTGATTGATGTTGGTAAACCAGTCTACGCCACTGACGACAACACTTTCACTCTATCAAATTCAGGCTCAGTCTATATAGGTCAAATTTCAAGATTCGAATTTGATGAAAGAGTAATTGTTGATTTTGATTCAGCAGCCATTCCTCCGGCAATCGTTTAATTAATAACCTCAAAATAAAAATATCATGTCATTAGCAGAATTATCATCAAGGGCCATCATTGGCCGTTATTATAAAAGACTTAACCAAAAAACAGGAATGGCCTTGGTT